CCTAGATTGATTTTGACATTGCCTAGAAACGCTGCAAATCCATTAGAGATTAAGCCATATCAGAACATCGAATACGATGGGTACTATTGGATGGTAGTTGCAATGGAAGTAGATTTAATGGCGAATAGTTGGAGATTAGAATTAGCAAGATTAGAAGAAATAGGAAGTTAATATGGCAGACGTACCAGGTAAATTTTATAGAGCGACCAAAGTAAGAACAGGTGTTTCTCCGAGTAGTCCAGGGTCTATTGAAGGCGAACCATTACCTCCTGTTAACCCTCCAGGCAGTTCGTTGAACTCCGTTGGGCTTACCATGCCTTCTGCGTTTACTGTGTCTAATTCTCCTTTGACTGCTAATGGAACTATCGGTGTTGCAGGTGCAGGTACCGTTGCTCAATACATCCGAGGAGATGGTAGCTTGGCTGACTTCCCTGAATCAAGCGGTGGAGGAGGTTCTGTAAGCTACTACTTAAATGGCTCGGTAAACCAAGGAACTATTGGAGGTGTTGCATACAAGGAGTTGAATAAAGTTCCTATCCTTGGAGCAGGAACGGATTTCAGCATTAGTGCTGACGGATACATTGCTTCTTTTATTACCGATGCAGGTGATCCAAATTTACTTGAGATTCCTGGCGGTAACTGGAACTTTGAAACCTACTTCAGTTCATCATCAAGTGGAGGTACACCAACATTCTATGTAGAGCTTTACAAGTATGATGGCACTACTTTTACTCTGATTGCTTCAAGCGTTACATCTCCTGAGTTTATTGCGTTTGGCACTACATTAACTCCTTACTTTTCTACGCTTGCAGTTCCGACTACTACTCTTGCGTTGACAGATAGATTGGCGATTCGTTACTACGTTACGCATAGCGGTAGAACATTTAACCTGCCTACTGCTTCGGCTACTAATCGAGGTGCTTTAAGTAGTGCTGATTGGGCTTTGTTTACTCAGGCATATAACGATAAGATTAACTCAGCTGCGGTTACAGGCACGACTACTAAGACGTTGACTTTAACGCAGCAGGATGGCGGAACGATTACTGCTTCTTGGAGTGATTTAAACACCGATGCTGTTCTTAGTGTATTTGGCAGAACAGGTGCGGTAATAGCTGTAAGCGGTGACTATACGACTGCACAGGTAACGGAAAGCGGTAACCTATACTACACGGAAGCTAGAGTAAGTGCAAACACTGATGTAGCTGCAAACACAGCTGCTAGGCACAATGCGGTTACTTTAGGTACTGCCAATGGATTGAGTTTATCTACTCAACAACTTAGTCTAGGATTAGCAAGTGCAGGAGTTACAGGTGCTTTGAGCGGAACGGATTGGAGTACTTTTAATAACAAAGCAAATTCCGATGGCTCTAATGCAAGCGGGACTTGGGGAATAGCAATTACAGGTAATGCTGCAACCGCAAGTGAAGTTGCGTGGTCAAATATATCTGGACAAAGAACATTAACAAGAAACGATGCAGGATTGCAAGGTAATGCAGGTGCTAGGAGTGGTTTTTTTGAAACTATTAGTCCTGTAAACTATTATTCTGGAGCAAGTAGCTGGCAACACTTAATAGAATCAAGGCATACAAACGATTCTAATAATTATGCAATGCAAATTGCAGGTAGTTTCTTTGACCAAGAATTTTATGTAAGAAAAACAAATAATAGTGCGACTACCGCTTGGAGTAAATTATGGCACTCTGGGAATATAACTCCTGTAACTTCAGTAACCGCGTCTAGTCCATTGGCTTCAAGCGGAGGAACTACTCCTAACATTACTATTCAGCAAGCGAGTGGGTCACAAAGTGGATTTTTAAGCAGTACGGATTGGACAACTTTTAATTCTAAGCAGAACGCTCTAAATGGGACAGGATTTGTTAAAATTAGTGGTACAACAATAAGTTATGATAATTCGATTTACCTAACAACGGCAGCTGCTGCAAGTACTTACTTGGCTTTGGCAGGTGGTACAATGAACACTGGGGCAAAAATCCTTGGAGCATCTTCTGGAGCAGGTGTTGATGGTGGTTTAATTGAAATAAGAGAAAGAGATTACGTTTTAAATGCCTATAGTGCTTGGAGTTATAGCCCTGCAATTACATTTCATTGGGGCAATAGGTCAATAGTTAGAGTTGGACTAAGGTCTGACGGATTTATGGCTGTTGATGATGTAAAGTTTGTTACTGAAAACGGAGGAACTTGGGGAATAGCAATTACAGGTAACGCAGGTACAGCAAACACTTGGACTAATGCTAGAACAATTACTATTGGAAATACAGGAAAGTCTGTTGATGGTTCTGCAAACGTAGCTTGGTCACTTTCTGAAATAGGTGCATACGCAGCTACTAATCCTAGTGCTTTTATTGCTTTGACTGCTTTAAGCGGAGTTGCACCTATTCAATACAACAATTCAACAGGAGAAATAAGCATTACTCAAGCAAGTGGTTCTACAAATGGATTCTTATCTAGCACAGATTGGACTACCTTTAATAATAAGACATCTAACGTAGGCACGGTTACTAGCGTTGCTGCGCTTACTTTAGGCACTAGTGGTACTGACTTATCAAGTACGGTTGCAAATGGCACTACAACGCCTGTAATAACATTAAACGTACCCAACGCATCTGCTACAAATAGAGGGGCATTGACTGCTGCTGATTGGACAACCTTTAACAACAAGCAGAACGCTTTAACGAACCCTGTGACAGGCACAGGAGCAGCAGGGAGGGTATCTATTTGGAATGGTACTACTACACAGACGAGTGATGCAGATTTTACTTATGACTCAACTACTAATATATTAACAGCAGGGAATTATTATGCAACTGATGGTACCAGACAGGTTTTTTTAAATCCTGGTGCTGACTTTGGAAATGGTGCAAATCCTACAGTTCAAGTTTTAAGTAACCATGCTTTACAGTTTGCCACAAATAATGGCCTTAGAGCAATGATTACTGATGGAGGCAACTTCTTAATTGGAACGTCAACACCTAATGGTAACACGCTAAGAGTAAATGGCACAGGATGGTTTGATAGTGGTATATTTGCAACCAAGGGAGATTTTGGAACAACTTATACAACTACAAATGTACTTCAAGCAATTGCACCATCTGCAACTGATGCCAGTATGTTTCAAGTTGGTATGCTTGGCGTAAGCAATGGGTTTACAATTGATAGAGTTGCAAGTAACATTCGATATACTTTCTTAGACGGAGATGTTGGGATTGGAGCTACGCCTACCAACGGAGCAAGGTTGCAGGTTAGTGGGGTAGGTACTTTTCTTGGCAGATTAGATGTAACTGGAACTACAAATTATTCAGCATTAAAAACAGCAAACACCTCTGGTAATATCTATTGGGGTGTTGACAATAGCACTGGTAGTGATTTCACTGGAGTTGCTTATGCAAGATTTATTTATAGCGAAGGTGCATATCCATTAATAACTTATGTTAATGGCTCAGAACGAATGCGCATAAACTCAGATGGCAACCTTGGCTTGGGAGTAACACCTAGTGCGTGGACTCTAGGCAAAGTTATTGAAGTTGGAACTCTTGGAAATTCTTTTTGGGGACTAGGAATTAATTCTGTTCAATTGTCATCAAATTATTATTTTGATGGCGCATATAGATATGCTAACAATGGTTTTGCTAATAGATATGATATAGGTTCTAGTGGCGGACAACACATTTGGTTCACCGCCCCATCAGGCACGGCTGGACAACCTATATTGAGTTTTACCCAAGCGATGACGTTGACCGCATCTGGCAATCTTGGTATTGGCACAAATTCGATAAATAATAAATTACAGATTGGAACGACAATAGGATATGCAAATAATGCTTTTGCAATAGGAAACGGTTCAATAGATTTTGCAATTTTTCAAGAAAGTGGATTTACACAATTATATACATCAGGCGGTTTCCTATTTGCTACGGACAATACAGAAGCAATGCGAATCTTGTCTAGCAGAAACGTTCACATTGGGCCTACTTTTGTCTCCGACAACGGAGCAAGGTTGCAGGTTAGTGGGGATGTAAGTGTCGGAGCAGCAAGTCAAATAACTTTAACTTCAGGTGATTTAAGATATAGTTCAAATGCAGGATTTGGGATAGTTTCTGCTAATGGTAATAGATTAGTTAGTATTCAAAATGGAGCATTTGGAGTTACAGGCGCAGCTACCTTTAGCAGTAGTGTTAATATAAACGGAGCAACAATAATAACTGCGGATGCTGGAAATGAGCAATTAACAATCAGACGAGCAAGTAATACTAATGAGCAACTCATATTTGGTTTTCATTCTTCTGATTACGCACAAATACAAGCTGTTGAGCAAGGTGTAGCATACAGACCTTTAGCATTACAACCTAATGGCGGCAACGTGTTGATTGGAACGACTACTGACAATGGACTTAATGCAAGACTTCAGGTAAGGGATTTGGCAACTATCACTGGCTTTGCAACTGCTGGTTTAAGCGTAAGAAATGAAAGTGGCGTATTTGCTCAATTAGGGGTTGGGGTAAGTGCTGGATTTGTTGGGACTAGTTCAAATCATCAATTAAATTTTACTGCAAACAGTGTTGTTCTTGCTACTTTGAAAACAGACGGTGAGTTTCAAACTAATGCAATTAGCACTAGTTCTCCAGTAGGAGGAACAGCTGCTATATGGAAATTAGGAAAAGCTGCCACAGTATCTCCAACATCACCAAATAGAACTATTGAAGTTGAAGTTGCTGGAACAACTTATTATTTACACGCTAAAACAACAAATAACTAAAAAAAAAAAATGAAACCAATTCAACCAATTACAATCTGGAAAAATGGCGAAAGCCAAGAGGCTAACTTACTAAATGCCTACATCATCAACGACAACCTAGAGTCGTCTTGCACATTTTACTATCAGCTTTGCTCTAGCGGTGAGCAACCCGATACAATCGGACAATCGCTTGCAGAAGGTAATGTAGTAATGAGTGGAGAAGATTATTTGGCTTGGGATGGCGACAATAATTATGCGTTTACTTATATTGCCGAGAAATTAAACCTCACAATTCTATGAAAGTAAACTTAGCCGTTGCCGTTACAGACATCGAAGGCAAACAAATCCCTAACGAAAAAGGGGAAGAAATGCTTCTTAGCAAGCTAGTTGGAAACGCTCTATTCACCGCAGAGGACAAAGAAGACCCAATTCGAGTTTATGAGTTGGCTAAGAAAATCTACTACTCCGAGGGCGAGATTGAGATGACCAAAAGCGATGCTGACCTAATTAAGGAGAAGATTAAGGCAAAAGCATTCACCGTGCTTATTTTAGCGCCGCTCTACGAGGCTTTGAGCGAAAAGTAATGGTAATGGTCAACGACCAATCAGAGGGGCTTAAAACAGCCCCTTTTTTTATTGCTTTAAAATGCCTTATTTTTGATAAACGAAAAGCAAATGAATCTCTTACAGAAAGACGAAATAGGCATCCCATCCACGTTGGTAGCAATTATGGCAAATGTTTTTCAAGCGATAGGCGTGGATTTTATCAACGTAGTATTTACAATGTGTATTTCTGTGCTTTCAATCGTGTACTTGGTTTACAAGATTAAAAACGAGAAAGCAATCTTTGATAAAAGAAAAGATGAAGAAGGGAAGTAGCTCACAAGTAAAGCCAACTTCTTTTGGCAAGCGTAGAGAAAGAAAGGCAAAGAAGTCCTACTCTAAGGCATTAAACAAACCTAAGAAATACAGAGGCCAAGGCAGATGAAAAGTTTTTTGAGTTGGATAAAAGGATTTCTAAGCGAGAACGGAGAAGCATCTAGTAAGCGTCTTGTAGGTGTGATAACTGCAATAACCTTATCCTATACTCTTTTAAATAATCAACACGAAGCATTGATTTATTCTGTTGCTGCTTTATCAGCGGCAGCTCTTGGGATCACGGCAGCCGAAAAGATATTTAAGAAATGAAAATCAGCACACACCTAAACCTGGCAGAGGTTACTCGTAGTGACGCAGCAAAAAGACACGGCATCGACAACACTCCAACTGCCGAGCATTTGGAGAACTTTAGGCTACTAGCCGAGAAGGTATTTGAGCCTATTAGGCTTCATTTTAAAACCCCAATCTTTATCAGTTCAGGGTACCGATCTAAGGCTTTAAATGCCTTTATCAAGGGGAGTCCTACATCACAGCATTGCAAAGGAGAGGCCATTGATATTGACATGGATGGCAGCAACTCAGGGGTAACTAATAAGATGGTTTTTGATTTTATTAAAGACCGCTTGGATTTTGACCAATTGATTTGGGAGTTCGGAACAGATACTAACCCTGATTGGGTTCACGTTAGCTATTCTAAAGATAAAAACAGAAAGCAGAAGCTAAAGGCCGTTCGGTCTGTAGGCAAAACCACCTATATTCCTATTTAATGGAAATCATCAAAATTGCACGAAATGTGCATACTCTTTCACTAATCAAAGAGGAGAATCGAATAGCTCTTTTATCTGATATACATTGGGACAACCCAAAATGCGATAGAAAGATGCTTAAAGCTCACTTGGAATACTGCAAAGAAAACAAAATTCCAATCTTTGTTAACGGAGATTTCTTTTGCCTAATGCAGGGCAAGTACGACCCAAGAAGGAATAAAAAGGACATTCTACCTGAACATAACAAGGCAAACTACATTGATGCAGTAATTGAAGATGCAGTTGAGTATTGGAGTCCTTACGCTCATTTGCTAACTGTTATTGGATACGGCAACCACGAGACGGCTATTATCAAGAACCTAGAGACAGACCCATTGCAGCGATTTGTTGATTTGTTGAACTACACGAATAAAACAAATGTGCAGACAGGAGGTTACGGAGGTTGGTTAGTCATTAGGTACTCTTATTACGAAAGTACTATTCTAAGCAAGAACCTAAAGTACTTCCACGGATCAGGAGGTGGAGGTATTGTTACCAAGGGAGCTATAAACCTGACTAGAGCATTAGAGATGTATGAGAATATGGATGTGTTTATCATGGGTCACATTCACGAAAACGCAAGCCGTAACGATGTTCGAGAAACAATGGAGTACAATACAGGCAAGCGAAGTTATGAATATCTGCACAAGCCGATTCACCTTGCTATAACTGGTTCGTATAAGGAGGAATATCAAGACGGAGCATTTGGTTGGCACGTTGAACGTGGAGCCCCTGTAAAGCCTGTTGGTGGAAGGATTCTTATGCTAAATGGTACAAGAGACAGGACAGATGGTAAGCAGAATTATGAATTATTAATCGACAGCTGTAAGTTTCCGCTATGAAAGCTACACTAACATTTACACTGCCTGATGAGGATAGTCAGTATAGCGATGCTGTCAATGGTTATAAGATGCGTACTATTCTATGGGATGTTGACCAATGGCTTAGAGCTAAAATGAAGTATGAAGAGCTAAGCGATGGTCAATACGATGCGTTTAAGGAAACAAGAGACCACCTTCGTAGGTTATTAATTGAAGAGAATATAGATATAGAGAAATAATGCCACTACCTAAGCCAAAACCGAAGGAGACTCAATCTGAGTTTATTTCAAGATGTATTTCAGATTCTATTATGACTGCTGAGTTCCCTGACAGAGATCAGAGAGCTGCCGTATGCTATTATCAGTTTACCAATGGAGGACAAGGAAAGAATTAAGATAGCTACTCTATCATTTATGATAGGCGTTGTTTTGACATTTGTGATATTCCCTAGACCTGAGTCTGAGGTAGTTTACAGATATTCTACAAGAGTAGAAACTGACACAATTTACTCTCGAAAAATCGACACGGTTTACATCCCTAAAAACAAGATAAAAACAGAGATTTTAAGGGACACAGTACTAATTGATTTTAAGCCGCAAATTAGCCTGTTTGAGAGTACTTTTCCTTTCGAGTATGGAAGTACTAAGGTAAGCGGAGAAGTCCTCGGAGAAGTGCTTAAAATGACCGCTACGAGCGACTACAATATCCCTGTGGTAACTAATACGATAACCAACACAGAAACTCGAACAATTATCCAAAAGCCAAAGGGAATATACCTCGGTGGAGTGGTTAGTTCCAAAATGGAACTTGGTGCTAAAGTTGCCTATTTGGACAACAAGTACTTGTTTGAATATCAGTACCAACCTTTCCAGAAAGTACATCAGATAGGTGTTAGTAAAAAGTTATTTTAATCTGTAGGTTTAAATTTAATATAAAAATTTACACTCACAGGATAAAACTAGGCGTTAAAATAAACCATATTACTCGGAAAATTTCCGATAATGTGTAGTACTTTTTACAAAAACGTCACATAAAGTGCAATATATGTGACATTAATATACAAAAAGTAGGTTAATGATGGGATATTAATCCAAATCGTGCAGTTAATTACACTTTTGGCAGTATATAGCAAATAATGCCGAAATATAGTTTAAAAAATATCTGTTCACGTTTCATAAACAATAAGTTTTTCGTAACATTTTCTATGTAAATTTGTTACAAGATTAAATCGTCTCTCAACTCCTGCTGCATCAATTTTATTAACTCCTGTTTTTCCTTAATGTCTTGCCAGTTGTGGGAGCCGTCTAGCTCATCGTATTTACTCTCTTGGTTTGCTTGAATCTTTAGCAGAACTAGGTAGCCGATTAAGTCATTCAACACATCTTCATCATCCTTGTCTAGTGATCCGTTCTTAATTCTCTTTAGCTTGTCATCTATTCGAACCATTATTCCTTCTTTTGGGGACAAATTGCTAAATACTCCTAGAGGTTCTAGTGCTGAGTTCCCATACTTTTCATTCTTTGCTATCAGCATCACCTTAATATCTCCAAGAATTTGATATACGTGTTCGTTAAATGTCATAAGTGTATCTCGATAAATTTAGTCCACCAATAAGCTAGGGCCATAATCAATGTTATGAACCCTAGCCGTATGGAAACCTGTTTAATTTTATTTAAAGAATCTTTTAATAACACTTTCTTTCTGTTCCTTGTGGAGGTAGAGCTTCTGCCTGAGAATCTCAATAAGCTCGATAGCTATGTGATTGTCAATCTCAGCTATGTTATCCATGTAGTCAATAACGAGTTTTCCTGTTTCCGTATCGACAAAGAAATCTAAATCTTCGTACTTGTATTTAATCATTTGTAGTTGTGTGTTAGGTGTCTCTGTATTAGTTCTAGTTTTATTATATACCGAGGGTTCTGTAGCAGTTCTGCAAGTCTAGGCTCTACAGCACCACAGAAGTAATTGTAGAAGATGTCTCCTGCTTCAGGGTGATCTTCCATCTCCATATCTGCCTTAATGCCGTTGCGTTCACAGAACACACAGGATCTAACAGCCCTCTTGATTTGGTCCTTTGAGTATTTCATCAATAACTGAGTTTAAGTAGGTAACGTAGATTGCTAGAATTAGTGCAAACATTCCGAATCCTACGCTTATAAGCCATAAAGCTACGCAGAATCCTATTGATACGTTTAAGAATTTTAGAATTTTCCAAAGTATTGGTTTCATTTAGGTATGAATTTAATGGGTTCATCAGTTACATTTCCATTGAAATCTAGCAGTTTACCATCTTTTTCAAACCATACTTCAACGTGCTTGCTTCTATAATTTTGCACTAGGAGCTTAATCTTGTCCTGCACATCCTCTAGTGAGAGCCACTCCCCGTGACCAATATCCTGCCACGGGGTGTACTCATTGAATTTATTGATAAACCTACGTTTAAGCGTGTAATCAGAACGGGAGGCTACTTTCCGTTTGGGCATACTCTTTTTTACTTACATGACCTGCTTCTTTCTTCTCAGCAACTACCGATGGTTTGTTGTCTGACCAGAACACCTTGCCTGATCCTGTGTAGAACTTAGGCTTCTTGGCTTCTCTGTCCTCTTTGGACTGCGATACATAAGAGTTTACATTCTGACCCCATTCGTTTGCGGTGTCGTTCTGACTAATGGTGATTGATACACCTTTCAGACCTTTTGCCTTTACTGTGTTTAGTAAAGTTTCTAGTGTTTCCTGCTTGAGAAAAATCTCAGATAAATTTGCCATAATTGTTGTTTTTTGGTTTGTGAAGTAATAATAATTGTTTCATTTTAAACTTTCTAGAAAATCATCATATTTTTTTATGAAGTCATCGAAATTTTTAACTATCCAGTACTGACCTCCTGACTTTTCTATGTTTGCCTGATATACTTTTTGGTCTTGACTCTGCCTGTCCTTGCCTATTTTCACCTCTATTTTGACCGACCTACCTTGGATGGTTGCCGATATGTCTGACGAGCCTTTAGTAGCTGTGGACTTGCCCCAGGTCATTGATCCGATAGTCTTGGTTCTTCCTAGCACATCTGTTACCTGCTTTCGGTTGTCGATTGGCCTACCCATCGTGTTTATTCGCTCTGCCTGGTGATCGGAAAGCTGTAGGTAGTCGATTATGCACTTGGTAAGTCCGTTGGCTGTCTTGTCCTCGTACTTAGGTAAGGGTAGTGCATAGAATGGCACGTTGGGATGCTCTTTGATACTATCATTGAGCTTGAGTTCCCTGAGTATGTCTAGTGATTTCATATTGCTCGATTGCTTTAAAGATTTGATGTACTACCTGTGGGACGATTGCGTTTCCTCCTGCTTTTATTGATTCGTTTCTCCACTTAGAAAAGGTAATAGAGTCCAATCTGTTGGAAAGCCCATCATCTCTAGAACAAATTGGGGAGACAGTTGGGAATTTTTCCCATCTACTGAATTCATTGTTGCCCAACTGCCCAAATCGTTTCTCTCTCCTCTTCCTCTTTTTATCAACGCTTCTCTGCTCCCACTCCCATTCTTGTCCGATGCAGTTGGAGTTGGTAGCATTCCATGAAAAACTTGTTCTGTCAAACTCCCGGGACTCCATTTTCTCCCTACTGATTTTCTGTATTCTGTCCTCTTTTGAAATCTTGTTTCGTTCGGAACTATATCCACAGTTGATGGAGTAAGCAACAAACCAAACTCTGTCTCTCCTATGGGGAGCGTTGACGCTTGCAGCTGGAAGTACATACGATTGTACTTCGTACCCTTCAGCTTCCAAGTCAGCTTGCACCTCGTGGAATACCAACCCGTCATTCCAATTAACAAGCCCGAAAACATTTTCGCCCACAACCCATGTTGGTTGAATTTCTCGTATTGCTCTAAGCATTTCAGGCCAAAGATGGCGTTCATCTTCTTTTCCTTTTCGCTTTCCTGCCATTGAGTATGGTTGGCATGGGAATCCACCGGTGAGGATGTCAATTCTTCCTCTGTGAACAGAGAAGTCTGTTTTTGTAATGTCATGATATGATATTGCTTTAGGCCAATAATACTTTAATACTTTCTTTCCGAACTCATTCCATTCGCAATGAAATACGTTCTCCCATCCCATCCATTCTGAGGCTAAGTCGAAACCTCCTATTCCGCTAAATAGTGATCCGTGACGCATCAGAAAGGAAGGTCAAAGTGATGCAAATGCTTCCAAGGTTCTTTGTAGTCGCTACCGAACTTGCAAAGGTATTCAAATGCCAATATCCTGTTGGCTTCCTTCATCTTGACCCAATATACCTCTGTAGTAAATTGGTCGTAGATACCTGGGTACAAGTCCATAAACTTAGCCCAAAATACTTCGAATGGGATTTCCGTAATCTCGTCTAGTGCTTCAATCATTGCTTAAATCTTTAAAGAATATAGGATACTGAGACAGGTAAGGTAATACTGCTTCTAGCTTAGCAAACTTTATGTATGCACCATTGACATCTAAAGCCTTTATCTGATGTATCAGAATCTTTGGCTCTCCTTTTACATGGTCAAATGAGTATCTCACAATCTCAAATGAACCTAATTGTTTTCCGTTAATTATCATTTCTTCAAGTGTTTATATATCGTTGTTCTACTAACATTCAGCATCTCGGCAAGTTCTGACCTATTAAAGTCAGGGATGGCTTCCTGAATCTGCTGTATCTTTCTTTCTATCGACTCATTCTTTAATGAGCGAACCAACTCATTTAGCTCAGAGCTTTCCAATGAGTTCACCTTAATCTTCTTAGACATCGCAATAAAGTAGTTACTTAACTTCTCTGCCTTTAAAAGACTATCCTTGCTTACCCAATCAAAACCGCTAGAAGTATTGTAAGCAGTAATGGAGTTAATAATCAGAGCGAATCTAGGAATGTAAGCCTTCTGCTTACTCAACATGGACTTTACATATTCAGAGATATCATCTGAGTTCTGCATATCGGTAATGTTGTTGAATATCCTTTCCCACTCCTTCTCTGCCTCAGAATCAAACTTAATTATTCTAGGTTCAATCTCTCCGAACTTATTAAACTGCAAGACTTCTTTTCTAATCAGGTTATAGAACTGCGACATATAAGCCTCGTACCAATCCAATACCTCCTGATCTATTGCATTCCTATTGTAATGCTCAATGTCCTTATCAGGGTAGCAGACAAGCAATCTGTCTAGGAATCCGTTATCCTTATTCTCCAAGGTAGAAATCTGCGAGAATATAGCAGGCTGTATGCCTCCAAGAACAGGAATCAATGGCGACTGAATAAAGCTACTCTTTGCAGTCTTTCTAGTCATAATAGCCTCCT